CACAAGTGACGCAACGAATTCGAATATCACGTCCGAAGGGGACAAAGCGTTGATCACCAAAAAATACGCCGACGACAATTATTCGGGCGGTGGTGGTGGCGGTGGTTCAACGCCCGCGGTGATTCAAGTGACAAGCACGGACACCACAACGGACATCAACCGAACAACAACGTTCACGGTGCCGTTTAATTCATTGGATTTCAACACAAGTTCATCAAAATTCAGTTTCAACACATCAACGGGTGTGATTACCGTTTTGGAAGCGGGAACGTTTTGGGTTTATGCGCATATTTCATTTAATGACAACGGGCAAACGTCACCCGTGAGGGCAAACCCATCGGTGCGCATTTACAAAAACGGAACGTCTTTGAATTACACGGGCGCACATGGTTATTTAAGAAATTCAACGGGACACGACGAAGCATCGAATTCGATTGGTTGTTTGGTTCAATGTTCGCAAAACGACACGTTGGATGTTCGAACATTGGCATTTACGACCGCAACACAAGCGTTGGTCTTGACATCGGGTGAATCGATTTTTTGCGTTGCTGAATTGAATGGTTCAATCGCGCCGACGGGAATATCCGCAAACACATCAACATCGACAACCGAAAACGTTGACTTGTCAAATGTAGCGGGCAAGTATTACACCGCTTTAAGGACATCGGGAACAATCACCGTTGCATCAAGTCCAGCGGCGGTGACGGGTGGATTTGCACATTTGCGCGTTTCATATTCATCCGCAGAACCAACCGTTTCGGGTGCAATAAAAATGGACGGTGCGCCATTTATAACGGGAACCGAAATGAAAATGGTTTTTTACAACGACGGGTCAAACAATTATTATTACTTTTTGGAAATATGATTTTGGCGCATTGGCATAAATTGAAAGAACGACAAGTCCCGCGAGGAATCACATTTGTAACGTCATCGGGATTTAGCACGGTAACGGGTACGGATTACACATTGACGGGGTTGCAATCGGGCGATTTTGTGTTGTGTCAACAATCAGCGGACACGGGTGTTCCCGATTTATACACGGGATTCACAAATATCAAAACACTATCCGGCACGGTCGATGCGCGTTGGTCATATATTTTTTCAACGGGAACGTCGGTGACATTCACGGGAACCGAACAAGACTCGGTCGTTTTGGCGGCGTTTAGAAGTGTTAATTCAACAACGCCATTGGATGTGGCATCAACATCAAATCACCCGTCGGGAACACGAACAACGTTGACGCCCGCATCAATCACACCCGTCACCGATGGTTGCATGATTTGTGCGTGCATTGCAATTGATGATTCAGATCAAACAAGCGCAACAACACCAACGGGATTCACAACCGCAACCGCATTTTTTGGGGGTGATGACGCAACAACAATCGTCACATATAAATTGCAAACAACCGCAACAACCGAAAGTCCGTCCGCATTTTCATGGTCAGCGAGCGAAGTTGCGGGGACGGAAACCATTGCATTGCGTCCCGCATAAATTTGATATAATTATATTTGTATTATGGGGGAATTGAACGAAAACACAAAAGTGACGATTGACATGAAAACGGTTTTGTTGGTCGTTTCGGGAATCATATCATTGACGACAATGTATTTTGCATTGCAAAAAGATATTGAGTTGGCAAAGCAATTGCCCGAACCCGAATTGACGCGGATGGAATATGATTTGAAAGATGAGATGGTTCGAAAATCAATCATGGACACACAACAGAAGGTTGAAGAAAATTCCGAAAAATTGGATGAAATTGATTCGAAGTTGTTTGAAATAATAAACAAATGAAAAGATTGTTTTTTTTTATGATCATATTGTTGAATTTGAATGTGTTTTCGCAAGATTTCACGATCGTTCAGATCAACGCCAAATGGAACATACAAAACAATTGGATCGTGCCGCAAATGGACGGAATTAATTATCAATTTGCTTATTTGGAAGATCAAAAAAATGACATCAAATCAAAAATCAATGCGGTTCCCGTTGTGATCATGTACAAGGGAAACAAACCAATCCACCAATGGAACGCAGATTTGTCGTTCAAATTGGAGTTGGATCAAAATGAAATATGCTCAATTATTAATAAACATCAATAAAAATGGGAAAAGCAAACGACAAGTTTCAGCAATTCAAATCATGGTACCAATCAAAAACGGTCATCGGTTTGATCATTTCGTCAGTTTCGGCGATCATTTATTCATTAACGTCGGGCAAAGTTGATATTCAAAGCGCGGCGGGCGAAGTGTTAAACGCCGACGACGTGGTTCAATCAATTGATTCGGTCATTGCATCGGTCACGTTTTTTGTTGGTCAAATTGTTGCGCTTTACGGGCGTGTGACGGCAAAGGTGGGTTTGAAAAAATAACGTAATTTTGAACAAAATAAATTTTTAAGATATGCCAACAACGGGGGTTTTTAATGGCACCAATTTGGTGTTGCAAGTAGAAGGAAATGAAATCGGACACACAACATCGTGTTCATTAAGTTTATCAAACGATTTGCCCGAAGCCACAACAAAGGATTCGAACGGGTACGCGGAACACATCGCGGGCGTTATTTCGGGGGAATTATCATTCGATGGTTTGGTTGCGTATGATGACACAACAAATGCGATCCAATTAAATGATTTTATCAATGCAAGAACACAAATCACGTGTGTTTTTGGAACAACGACGACGGGTGATGCGATTTACACGGCGGAAGGTTTTTTGAACAATGTTGAAACATCGGCGGAAATGGAATCGCCCGTTTCATATAGCGGTTCAATCACGTTAACGGGTGCAATTACCAAGTCAACGAATTAATCGTTCAATAAATAAATAAATTCAACCCGTCTTTGCACGGGTTTTTGTGATTATGAAAAACAAAAAAAGATCATACCTAACAACAAAGATCGGCGGCAAGAATCGCACGATGCATTTTTCAATGAATTTTTGGGCTGAATTTACGGACGTCATGGGCGTTTCGTTGGAACAGATCGGCGAAGTGTTTGAAAACGGCGTTTCGTTTAAATCTTTGCGTGCAATTATTTATTCGGGTTTATTAGCCAACGACATGGAAAACGACAACGCGGTTGATTACAATCTTTACAAAGTCGGGCAATGGATGGATGAATTCACGTCCGATCAGATCAACGATGTGGTCAACACAATGATGCAATCCCGAATTTTGGGAAACGACATCAACATGGGCATCGAACGAAACACCATTGCAAAAGATAAAGACGATCAAGAATCGGGAAACGATCAACCCGCGGGGTGACGTGGGACGATCTTGTTGATTATTACATCGGACAAGTTGGAATTGATCCCGACAAGTTTTGGCAAAACACATGGCGCGAAAATCAATTGTTGGGTGAATCGCACACAATCAAAATCAATTTGCAATGGGAACAAACCCGATATTTGGCAACATTGATCCACAACGTCAATGTTGGTAAAAAGTCGCAGATGATCAAACCCGAAAAGTTGTTGCCGTTACCGCAAGACGTTTTTTTGAAAAAATTAAAAGCGCAACCAAAGTCGACGCCGAAACAATTTGAAGATTTCATGAAACAAGTTCGAAAGGCTCAAAGCGGTGACAAAATTTCAATTGTTAATTTTGCTAAAGAAACATTGAAGTAAATGGCACAATACAATCAAGATTTATTGGTGAACATTTTGGGGGATGCGTCGTCATTAACAAAGGCGATCCATCAATCAAAGGCACAATTGAACGTGTTATCGAAATCGATGACGCGATTTGGAAAACAAATGTCATTGCGGTTGACATTGCCAATGGTCGCGGCGGGTGGCGCGGCGATCAAGATGGCGGCGGACATGCAAGAATCATTGAACAAGGTTGACGTTGCGTTCGGTAATTCATCGAAAGAAGTGAAAGATTTTGCCAAAACAACGTTGCGCCAATTTGGAATCGCACGCGGTTCAGCATTGGAAATGACGTCGTTGTTTGGTGATATGGCGACGGGAATGGGCGTCACCAAGAACGAAGCCGCAAAAATGTCAATTGAATTGACGGGTTTGGCGGGCGATTTGGCGTCCTTTAAAAACATCAACATTGACGAAGCCATGACGGCGTTGGCGGGTGTTTTTACGGGCGAAACCGAATCATTGAAACGATTAGGGATCGTGATGACCGAAGCCAATTTGGAAACATTCAGAATGGCGCAAGGCATCGAAAAAAGTGTCAAGAAAATGACGCAACAAGAAAAAATCATGTTGCGTTTAAATTATATTTTCAGCGTCACCAAAAACGCACAAGGGGATTTCGCAAGAACACAAGGTTCGGCATCCAACCAATTGCGAATTTTCAGTCAAGGCATAAAAGAATTGTCGACAAATTTTGGCGATTTATTATTGCCCGTATTGACTAAAGTGGTTACAAAGGCAAATTCAATCGTTGAAGCATTCATGAACATGGATCAAGAAACGAAAAAGAATTTGACAACCATCGGATTGATCGCGGCGGCGGTTCCCGTATTGATTACCGCGTTGGGAATGTTGTTGAATCCCTTGAATGCCGTTGTGATTGCATTTGCCGCGGTTGCAACGACGGTTTATATATATTGGGACGGAATCGCCGAAGAAATTGTCAAAGTCACCAATGACATGATCGATTTGTACAATTCATCGATCAACGTTCAAAAAGCAGTTGCATTGATCCGAATCGGATTTGCGGTTGCATTTTCATCAATTCAATATTTATTAGGAAACACGATCAAATTGTTGTCGACATTCATCGGTGTTGTTTTTAATAGCGTGAAATTATTGGTTCGTTTGGGTCAATTGATTGTTCCCGATTTTAGTGGTCGATCATTTAGCGATGAATTAGGCGCGGTCGGTGACGCATGGAAGGATTTGTCGTCAACATTGGGCGACGGATTGTCAACATTGTTTGGATATTTTGATTCGAACGAATTCAATTCACAAGTTGATTCGGCAAAAAAAGCATTGGGCGACATCGGCAAGCCATTGCAAAAAATCACGGTTGATTCATTACAAAACGGAATCAATATTGCGTTAGCAGGATTGAAAGCCAAGGCGGACGCGGCATTGAAAAGTGTTGCCGCAAAATTAGGCATTGGCGGTGGTGGCGGCGGTGGCGGTCAACAAGGTTCGCCACAATTACAAGGTGGTACAATGAGCGACAACCCAATGGGTGCAATTCCCAATTCGGTTGTTCCGATGGTGATCCGTCCCGTTTTAGATCGTCAAGCGTTGACGGATGCAGAAATTGCAATCATGGAAGCAAACGCGGCGATTGGTTCAGCAATACAACAATTCGTTCAAGGTGCCGCAACATCAATCGGTGAAGCGTTGGGAAACATGTTGTCGGGTACAAGTGAAGCAACGCAAACGTTGGGTCAAAAATTATTGGGTGCGTTTGGTGGGTTGTTGAAAATGTTGGGTCAAATTGCGATCACGATCGGAACGTCGTTGTTGGCTATTGAAGCATCATTGAAAACAATAAATCCATTTGTTGCAATTGCGGCGGGGATCGCATTGGTTGCGTTAGGTACGTTTTTTACCAATAGCGTCAAAGAAGTGGGCGGAAGTATGGGGAACAATGTCACAGAATTTGCAAACGGTGGGATCGTTGGCGCGCCGACATTGGGATTGATGGGTGAATATGCGGGCGCAAGATCAAACCCCGAAGTGATCGCACCATTGGATCGATTGCAAGGCATGTTGAACACGGGAACACAAAACGTCAATGTTGGCGGTGAATTTGTGATCCGCGGTCAAGATTTGGTCGTTTCATTAGAAAAAGCAAACAAAACAAGAAACCGAAAAATTTAATTCATGGCATACGGCGACAAATTCGTTTTGCGATTTAAAGATGTTAAAGGTCATTATAAACAATTGACCATTGCGCAAGATGGTTATACGGGGGACAAAAAAGAAGTGATCGGTTCGGGTGATCCCGTTTATTTGATATACGAACAAGACGACAATTTTTACAATCCGATCATGGGTTCAACGTGTCAATTGAATTTGATGCAAATGCCGTTTTCCGAAAATTTGATTTTAAGATCAACGGCATTGAATGTTTCGCCGTGGCAAAATTCAACCACAACCGTGTCGATCAGCAATGATGATCCACCATTTTGGCACCCAAACAGAAGAACGGGATCAGACACCGAGGAATCCGAATTGTTGACATCGGCACCCGTTACGGGATCAAGGTTGTATCAAAACGTTTCATTAGAAACATCAACAATTTATTGTGCGTCCGTTTATGTAAAAAATGACACATTAGTTGGCGTACATGCAAGTGTTGGAATGAATTCAAATGAAACGGGTTTTTTTGGTGTTTCGTATAAATTCACAACGGGTGAATTGATCACATACGGAACACACACCATTTTACGAAAAGGGGTCAAAGATGTTGGCGGTGGATGGTATCGAATTTATGTTTCGGCGCAAATGGATGCAACGTCGGTAACCAATGAATCAATGGAAGTGAATCGAAATGTTCAAGAAGGAACACAAAAAGCGGACTATTGGGGTGCGATGTTGAATGTTGGTGAATTTCCCGATCGTTGGATTTTTACATCATCAACAACCCAAAACAATCAATTGGATGATTTTGTTCAATCCGATGAACGTGAATACAAAGTCAAATTGGAATATGGTGACCAATTTTCACTTTCAACAACATTGTGGGAAGGATTTATCACGGCGGACGATTACATTGAACGATTCCAAACGGAACCATTTGAAGTCAATTTGACGGCATCGGATGGTTTGGGTGAATTGGATGCGTTTCGTTTTGATTTCTCAGAAATGGAAGAAACATTGTCGGGGGGTGGTCAATATTCGATTATTCAAAGAATTGCCCAAGCATTGAAAAAAACGGGTCTTGAATTCCCGATTTATACGTCAGTCGATGTGACGTCAAACGGTCGAACGGAAAATGTTTTTGATTTTGATTTTGAAGGTATTTTCACAAAAAATTTGGACATCATCACGGCAAAAGACGCATTGAAAAACGTGTTGATGCAAATGAATGCAAGATTGTTTCAACACGAATCAAAATGGTTGATCATTTCAAATTCCGAATATACCGACAAAACATTGTTGGATGATCAGTTCACAACGGCGGACGGCGGAACGATCCCGTCGGGGGTGCGATCAACCGAATCCGCTTATTTAGTGACAAACGAATTTGAAAAACCTAATTTCAGAACATACACTTTTGAAGGTGTTTTTTCATCAAACATCAGCACGATCAATGTTTTGCGAATCATCAAAGACGATGCGAAATTGTTAAACGCCGACGCCATTTTTGAATTTTCGCCGCCACACAATAAGGTGATCACAACGGAAAAACTTGAAAATTTTTATGTGGATCATCCCGATTTAGATTTCAAAAACATTTTAACGCGTGACGCGGGGTTTGAATTTAATGAAACACCATCGATTTGGACGGTCAATCATGGAACACTTGACGAACACGATTTCATTGCGGGCGGAAATAGATCATACAAAACAACGGCAAACAACACGGGGTTTTATGTGACACGCGCATCGTTGTCAATATCGTCAAATTTCTTTTATCCAAAAATGGAAGATGCCGACGAATTGGAATTTCAATGTCAAGTTTACATAGATTTTTCAGAAAACAACGATGATTCGATCACGTTCAATGGTGGTGATTTTAGATTCAAACTAATTCGAAACGCGCAAGGTAGTGGCACAATTGAATATTGGAATGGCATTTCATGGACAACAAATTCAAGCAATTTTATCACATTGGAAACAAAACAAGTTGATCAATGGGTGACATTAAAGGAAGGTGAATTGCCATTCAGCACAACAACGAATCATCGATATGCTATTCAAATTGGATCATCAAATTTATCATTGACGGGTGCGGGTGCATCAAATCCCGCCGTTTATTATGACAATGTATTCATCAAACGGGTTCGTGAAGAAAAGCAAACAAGAATACACGAACGAAAGCAAGCCAACAATTCATCAGTTTTTGAACGCGAATTCCAAAAACATATTTTTTCAAAAGTTTTGTTTCGACCGCGCGATTACACATTGGAAGATAATGATCCAAACACGGTGGTTGATATTGGAACGCAACAAATTTTAAATGATTACAGATCACCAATGCGTCGATTCAATGCGACGTTGTACAATTTAAACACGGACGTGATCACGCCATTTCACAAGTTGTGGATCAACATGGTTGACGGGTCAAATGTCGTTTATCGTTCAGCGGTTGCAATGATGATTGACAAGATTGAAATCAGTCTAAAAAGAAACGAATCACGCGTGTTCGCGCATGAACCAAATCAAGACGACGACATCACCGCATCAATTCGCAATACATATACAACATAAAATTTAATTAAGCAAGCATCAATTTAATTTATATTTGTCCAAAATATTTATTAAATGGAAGATAATTTGACGCCGTTCGAAGCAGAATTCACATTGCGACGGATGCGCATGAACTTGACCAAACAGATGGTCGCAAGTCATTTGAGTTGCACGGTTGCAACACTAAACACCAAAATCAAAGATTACAAACGGATCACCATCGGCGATTTAATCAAACTGAAAACCATGGGTTTTGATATTGCCGAATTGATCAGAACATTCGACGAATTATGAAAACAACCAAAATTCGTGGCAATGATTACATCACCGTCAATGAGCGATTGAAACATTTCAGATCGGACGAACGATTCAAAGATTGTGCGATCATCGATGAAATTGTTGATCGTGGAAATCCCGAATCGGAAATTTATGTTCGGGCAACGATTATCAAGTACATAGACGGAAATCAAATCATTTTGTCACAAGCACATTCGCAAGAATACATCACCAAAACGGGTGTGAACAAAACATCGTTTTTGGAAAATGCAACAACATCGGCAATCGGTCGGGCGTTGGGATATTTGGGAATCGGTATCGACACCGCAATCGCGTCAAAAGATGAGGTGGAAAACGCCGTTCATTTACAAAAAAACATGAAAAACAAATTGACAACGGATCAGCTAAAAAAAACCCTAATGGGAACAAAAGATCAAGCGGTCAAAGTGTTGGACATGTTTTCAATGACTAATGATCAGAAAAATCAAATAATTAATCAATTTAAAATCAAATAAAAATGGAAATTAAAGGAACAATCAAAAAAATCGGAAACACCAAAACATTTGGCGACAATGGATTTCAAAAACGTGAACTTGTCGTTGAAACGGTTGGGAATTATCCCGAAACGTTGTTGATCGAATTTGTACAAGACAAAACCGCTATTTTGGACAATTACAATGTCGGCAACAATGTCGTTGTTGGAATCAATTTGCGTGGACGTGAATGGACGAATCCCGAAGGCGAAATCAAATATTTTAATTCGATCCAAGGGTGGCGAATTACCAATGATGCGGAATTAGTTAAGACGCCGCCGATGGAAATGCCAAGACCCGATGATCAATCAAACGATTTGCCGTTTTAATTATGGACGGCATGATCAGTTTAAAAGCCCGAATCAAGGGTTTAGAAGAAGAAAACGAAAAGTTGGCAAAGGAAAACGCCGATTTGAAAATTCAAGTCGTTGACTTGCAACAACATCAAAAGGCGTGGACCTTAGGATTGAAGGAAATAATCAAATCCATTAAAAAAGATGAACATCAGTAAATTCACAAAAAAGGTGGATTCAAATGAAGATTATCATTCAGACCCGTCGATCAGTTCGTCGGGTTTGAAGGTGATCGCCGATCGATCGGTTGAATATTATTTGAACCGCCCACCATTTAAGACAACCGAAGCGATGGAATTGGGAACTGCGATTCACGAAAAATTGTTGTTTCCCGATCAATTCGATGATCAATATTTTGAGTTACCAAAATTAGATTTGCGCAAAAAGGCGGACAAAGAAATTGCCGCGGAACTCAAAGAAAGCAACAAAGGAAAAATTGCCATGACAACCATTCAAATGAATGCGATCAATGGCATTTATGAAAACGCACAAAAGAAACAAGACGTTCAAAAATATTTAAACGGCAACATCAAAGAAGTTTCGCATTATGGCAAAATCGAAGGGATTCCCGTTCGGTTCCGTCCCGACTGCATGGATGATCGTCAAAAGTGGATCAGCGACATCAAATCGTGTCAAAACAACAAACCGAACAAATTCCGTCGTGACATATACGATCGACATTATCATGTTCAAGCCTATTTTTATTCGATTTGCGCGGGGTTTGATCCAAAGGCGTTCAGATTCATCGCGGTTGAAACAAAACCGCCGTATTTGGTGCAAGTTTATGGCATGAGCGATCAAATGATCGACAATGCCGATTATTTGTTTCATGAAGCGTTTTTTTCGTGGAAAGTTTATGTCGAAACGGGTCACGTTTTGGGATATATGCATCACGAATGTTCGGACGATGATGATGCATTTTTGTTATGACTAAAGAAGAAATAAAAAAAGAAGTCATTGACGCGTATTGGAACACATCAAAAAGCGTCAAAGAAATTGCGCAACATTATGGGATCGGCGAATCAATTCCAACATATTGGTCAAAAAAGGAAGGCAAGCCGACAGATGAAACAAACAATCAAAACGCAATTTTTGTGGTGGATGCACGACACGCGTCAATAATTGCTTATATTTTAAACGAACACCAAATCCGTTTTCAATGTCCAAAAAAATTTGAATTGACAATGGAATTGGAATCAGAAATCAACAATGAATCCGTTTTATAAATTTTTAGGAAAAGAAGATCATTTGCAAAATATGGTGATCAATTACATCAAATTGCAACATCCAAACGCGTTGGTGATTCATCCATACAATGAGGGACGACGCACGCCGTTTGAACGTTTTAAATTCAAATTTTTGGGTGGCATTGCGGGTGTTCCCGATGTATTGATTTTTACACCCAATCAAAACAAAAACGGATTGGCGATCGAATTGAAAGTCGGTCGCAACAAACCAACCAAAAATCAAAATCAAATGATGGATGCATTGCGATCATGCAAATGGTCGGTGCATTGGTGCAATGACTTTGATAAATGTAAACAGATTATTGACCTTTATTTTTTTGAAAATGTATTGGAATAAACAAAAACCCGTTTTTTATAACGAAATCGATCAACGTGTTTGGCGCACGTCGGCGACAACGATCACCGATGACGTCAAATTTGTATATGTTGGTGAATTAACCAAAACCGAATTTGAATTGTTGATCGAAATTTTGTTTCAAAAGTATGGGAACGATGACATTTCACACGATCGGTTCGCTGAAGTATTTGGCGAATTATTTGAATTTTTAGAAGAATTGAAAAACAAATAAATGAACAAATCGTTTTTTGGGATTATGCCCGAATCGGTTCGTCGGGATGACTTGTTGTCGGCAAATGCTAAATTGTTGTTTGCTGAAATCACGTCATTGTTGGATGATGACGGTGTGTGCAGAAAATCAAATGTTGAGTTGGCAAACGTGATCAACGTGTCGGATCGTGCAATTCGCAAATGGTTGGAAGAACTAAAAAAAAACGATCACATCGAAGTAGAAATGGAAGGCAAAAAACGCATGATTTCGTTGTCAAAAAAGGCGGAACAAATATTCCATGGTGGAACAACGGTTCCGCATAAGGTGGAACAGACGTTCCGCGTTGCCATAT